ATGCTTAAACAAGTTAGTTTCTCAACTCTTATGCTCGGTTTATTGTTTATCCCGCTCACCTCTTTTGCTGGCAACACATCCATTGATTCATTTTCTAAAGCAAAGAAGCACCTTGAACGAAAAGTCTACCCGACTCATCGATACACAATTTATTGCAATGCTGAGTTCACGTCCAAAAAGAAAGTTATCCCACCTAACGGTTTTACCACAGACAAATATCTTAAACGTTCTAAGAAAATAGAATGGGAGCACATTGTGCCTGCAGAAAACTTTGGCCGAACATTTGTTGAATGGCGCGAGGGACATGCCGAATGTGTTGATCGCAAAGGTAAGTCTTTCAAAGGTAGAAAGTGCGCAGAAAAAGTGAATATGGAATATCGCTATATGCAGGCAGATATGTACAACTTGTATCCTGCAATTGGCGCAGTTAATGCTCTACGTAGCAATTACAACTTTACTATGTTGCCAGGTGAACAATCTGATTTTGGCTCATGTGATATGAGGATCGATAGCCGTAAAGCTCAACCACCTGAGCTGGCTAGAGGTGTCATTGCTAGAACTTATCTGTATATGGAAACAACTTACCCAAAATACAAAATGAGTAAACAGCAGCGTCAATTGATGAATGCTTGGGATAAGCAATATCCTGTTACTGAATGGGAATGTAAACGCAGTGTCTTAATCCGTCAGTTACAGGGCAATGCTAATGAGGTTGTTGATTCAAGGTGCCATAATTAACGCAGCATTTAATTCTTGTATCTAACCAAGTCTCTTTAAATTATGTAAAGGCTACATTAGTAGCCTTAAAAAACGCAAACTTATGTCGTTTTAATTTCTTCTTCTACATCACATATCATAATCATAGAACATATTTTTGTGACGATTGGTGGCTTAGTCCGTGTTCCCCCAGCTAATTGGTAATTTGAAGTATGTTGCATAATAGACTGTGATTTATCCCATGTATTACTCGAAAACAGATAACTAGGGTTTATCATGGTTAATGCCGTAATAGTTAATATTAGAGCCATTAAAGAGAATTTTATATATTTCATAGTGTGTGCCTTAGACTGAGTAATTCATTACTCAGTCTATACTATGAGAGAATATTATCTATATGACTTACTGATAGCCTTCTGTTCTTTTAAATAATATTTTGCGCCACTGATAATGACTATAAACTCAGTACCAGCAAGTAATAATTCTAAGAACCCAAAATTTTTGTAAATAATTAATGAGTTAACTGAGAAAACATTCCTTAAAGTATGTTCCATCAGCATTAAAGCTCCAACAATTACATGAGCAAACTGAACTAAAGCAAGTAATAAATCTGTACTTGTTATAAACCATTGACCCTCATCAAATTTAAATCTATACCTTTCACTTATTCCCCTTAGCAATGGCACTCTAAAATAGAGTAAAAGCATTACTATTAGATCGGTTACTATATAAGTGAAATATAACCAGTAAGCATTAAATAAATCAAAGAAATTTTCGAAAACAATGTATTCCAACACTTTTACTGTCATCAATATCACAGCAAGAGAAATCAAGTTAATATATCGAAAATAAAATAAAATCACCGTAGCACAAGCCGTAATATAAGCGAGTTCTACATACCCGTGTTCCGCTTGAGAAACGAAAAAAAATGCACTTATTGTAAGAATAAGATAAACAGTGTATTTAATCATCATCATTATCTCTAACGTGATTTAAATCAATTGGTTGCATTTCACTTTTTCTTTCTTCTATTGCCGATAAATACTTGCCTATGCTTATTTTGCAGTAAAAACAAATCTGTGCGAATTGTACAATAGACGGACATCCAACCTCATTTTCCCAATTAATCACTGTTTTACGGCTAACTCCTAAAGCATCTGCAAGCTTTTGTGTTGAAACTTTAGGTGGGCTTGTTCTAAGACGTCGAATATCTATACCTTTAATTTTGACCAATTTCATTGAATTCCTTTCCCTCAAAAACATAAGGATAATTCAGCATAGTATTTAAAATTAAAAAGTTAAATTTATTTCACATCATTCATTTGTTTAGTGTAGTTTTTTTCCCATTAATTATGTGAGGCTGAATAAAGTAACAAAGTATTTAGGAGTTACAACATGTCTAACAAAATAGAACAAGTACAAAAAATTATAGATGAGATAGGTGCTATTCTAATTGTGTTAAGCGCTAACGATCAATTTGTGTCACTCAGTAGAGAAACACAAATGGATATCATTCATTTAGCTTCTGAGAAATTATTTGAAGCAAAAAATGAATTAAAAAAAACTCCAATTTGAAAATAGAAACAAATAAAATTCCTTTTAAAAGAAATAATAAATAGACCAATCTTAGTTCCCTTATAAGTAAATTCAAATTTCAAAATCAACGAGTTAAATTAAAACTAACACCTTGTAAATACAAAAATATCTACACCTTAGTAATCGGGTCTAATCTTCCCTTCTGTTGATTAGCTTGATTCGCTTGGTCATTAAAATCACCGGCTTGTGCCGGTGCTTTTGTATTTGCCGGACCAGGTTTGATACCAGGGTGGGTATGCGACGCGCAAGTTTGAGCTAATTGTGCAACTGTGGCCATGAGTTCAGATAACAAAGCTAATATGTTTTCTTGTTCACTGCCGAACCATGATTTAGGGCTGCGATGGTCTTGTTCTGCGCTTGCCCTGACCTTGCGAGTTTCGGTTTGTAGCTCTGTCATTTTGGCAATAATTTCAGTTAAAGACTCATCAGTTTTAGTCTCAATATTACCTTGTTCATCAACTAACTGATAAACGCCCTCACGCTGCTGATAACGGCTTTCGCCAGCTTTAATCGCCGGTAGTTCCCAATCAAATGGCAGTACCATGCGGATGAATGGCATATCAGGTCGGCCATAAGCAAAAGCCACTTCAACAATTGCGCCAATGGCTGGCGGCTCTAATCGCCCCGCTCTGTCACCTACAGCGGATAGTGGTAATGGTACTGCTTCTAATACACTATCTTGTGTTACTCTCCCATTTTCATCAAGTAATTGAATGTCTGCGGCATAACGTGGGTAGAAAGGATCACTTAGCCTTTCACCTGCTTCAGTTGGCAATTCAGGTAGTGCTATTACTTTACCAAATTTAGGTAAATGATAGCCGCCTGCTAACTCAGGAAAAACATTGGTAATCTTGCGCTTATCGGTCAATTCATCAGCTTTGTTTGTTGTCCAGGTTAACGTCATGGCATCATCTTCAAACTCGACTTGCTTGATCCGATGACCATTAACGATTGCTCCAGGTCGCATGGATGGCATCGCCATTAGCTGCCAGCTATTGGCCATTTGCTTTTGACTTAATGCTTGGGGGATTTCAATAGGACGTTCTGGCCAGCGACTATCTTGATAACTGCCTACAAAAATTTGACCATCAGGCTGTTGGTACCAAATGCAATCAGGTACCGAAAATACGCTACCTAAACTAGCAAGTAACTGATAACCGGTTCCTTGACTGGTAAAGTGTGGCACTCGCTCATCTAAATAAGTTGCGCTTTGAGGTATGACAAGACTCAAGCCACTATCAGTTGCCAACTGAGTGACTACTTGCCTAAATGTGGCATGACGAATATTTACGGGGAAGTGCTCTGCTAAGATACTGGCAAACTCTCGGGCAACAAATCGTGTCACGCCATTGCTAGCCGGTGTCACTTTTACGATATAACCACTGAAATAACGTTGTAGCTTATTGTTGTAACCAATATCTAATGCTATTGCCTGCCTAACGTTACCTCACCAGTTGTTTCAAATACACCTCTACCGCCTGAAGATAATTCAAGCACTAAGCGATAATCGCACAATGGCAGTGTCTGTTTTCCTACTGTCAACTGCTTCACTAGGCGCACATTAGTCTCCTAATTGGTCATCAATATAATGTAAGGCTTTTTCTACTGATGACATTTCTACTTTAGGCGGTGCATCCTCTAATGCTTGTGTCGGGATAACCTCGGCTGATTGCGTAGTGGTTTGATTGGTCGTTGCTTCTGGCGGTTCTTCTCTTGCTTCTGCCACTTCAGGTACGCTTAAATGCTCTCTTAATTGAAATGATACACTCCATGCCATTAGGGTGGGATGTTCTGGCGCAGTGATATTGCCAAAAAATTTAACTTGTCGAATCTTTGCCGCCCTGGCTAAGTCGGCCCCAATGCGGCTCACTTTTCTATTACCTTTGTCATCACGTAGCAATGACAACTCAAATAAGCGCGATAGCATAGGTTGATCAACAAATGGGATTAAGCCGGTTACTTTGAGTTCCTTGGCTTTATCCCCTTGTTCACTACTTGCGGTACTGGACGATTGCCCAGACATATCTTGGTCTGCAAGGCGCATACTCAAGGTTAACTTGCATGACTTTAACCGGATGAGTTCACCATCTAGCGCTAACTGACTCATAGTTTATTAACCGTTGTCCGCTAACACTTGGGCCACTGCCGTCGCGCGCGTTTCAATATCATCTATCACGCTATCAAGCCCTTTTACGTGAAATGGCATAACCACTTCACCTGAATCAAGCTTAGCTAAAAATGACGTTGATATATCGTTGAATGGCGCAGCTGCTTCACGTACTTGTGCTAATGTTTGGGCTTGATTGAGCTTACAATTAAGTTTGAAAATGCAAATAACAACAATTGCACGCCATCTGCGGTAGTGCCTAATAATGATGAATTATCGCCAGCTTTAATTTCTATACGATGCCTAAGAGACTTTATAAACTCCCTATTTGCAATTATCACTTCTTCGTCCTGAGTTGGTGCCGCTGCAATATTTAAATTTGAAGACATAGTATTCACCTTATAAAGTTGAACTTGAAGATTTAATTATTTCAATATCACCACGCTTAAACAGTCTACCGTTCCCAACTCTTGTAGTATCAATAGTGACAGTTAAAAAGTAATTGTTTGGGAAGAATAGACGTGCGTAAATCATTTGATCACTACCTTTGTATAGGGCCGGTTGGTGAGAGCCTTGAGTTTCGACGTTAATAACATTGTCAGACGGTTTGTAACAGTAACCAACCAATGTCGCGTCTACTATTTTTGCCTCTCCATAAGCGTAGCCTCTCACACGCAAATGAATCATCTCATGGTCTTCATCTGCTTTTAGTGGAAGTTTGAAATGTAAATAACAACTGCCATGTTCAGTAGTGAAAAAATTGGCAGCATTAATCACTGTAGAACCTCGACCTCCATCACCAAGAACCATTAAATCCGATATTGCTTGTTCAACATCTTGTTCTTTGACTGCAATGCGTTGGTCAATACTTTGAATCTTCCTGCCACTTCCTCCGCTAATGCTTGTGCTACACGGGTTTGGTCAATCGACGCCTGAGTGGATTGCTCAAGCGCAGCTAATATTGGATCGGTATTCATAATTGATTCTCCAGTAAGCGCACTCGCTCACTTAACTGTAAATGGCGATGCGTATTGGTGATCACACGGGTATTGGTTTGAATCATTGCAGCATTGTGTTCAGCACTGAGGGTTTGCATTTCAACTAAGGTATCGGTGAACTCATACATCCAGCTTTCTGCGCTAACGGTAATAGGCGTGGCATCTGCAATCCCTAAATGCTCAATCACAAAGTTACGGGTTAACGTATTACCCGACATATTGCCGCGCGTTTTAATCTTTTGGGTTAAAGGTAAATAGGCAAACATCACCAATTGCCCCTGTGCGCAAAGGCCAATCCAATTAAAACTGAAGTCACCTACATCGGTTAATAGCATTTGGCTATAGGTCACACGATTGGCATCAACTCGCCCCTTTCTTGACGGTTCTGCACGATGCACAATATCGTTTGCTGCTGGCATGGTCTCATTCGCCGATTCAACATCATCAGGTTGTAAGCCTGCTATATTGGCAAATACAAACTCATCAATATCAAATTCAGTCACACCGCCAACGGCTTGTGCAATGTAATCTTGGCCATACGAGGTTAATCTCGCCATCTATGCACTCCTTACGGTTAAAGTTGAAATGTCGTTATCACACTGGTTAACCGGCAACGTTAATGGCCCTCGTAACTGCATGACAGAATCATGTGCACTGCGCACATGTAAGGTTTGAAAATCATGGTGGCAATCATCCACTCTAATGGCATTACTAAAGAGTCGAGTTGAGACATATTCATAGCGGCGACACGTGCGGCCATAGTCTTGGATCAACACATGAACAAGGCGGGCGTTAGACAGTTGTTTGTCATCTAGCTCAACTGAAATTACATCCCAATCAATATTTGGCTGACGTTCTTTCAAGCTAATCACTGACAGTCCTAGGCGCTGCATGATCTTAATAAAGCCAATGTTACTGCCTGCATCTGCGGCATTAACAAAGGCATAAGCGACCCGCTTTCGATATAACCATTCAGGTTCATCATTAAAGCGGGTGATATTGCGTTCCCAGCTAAAAGCGCCAGCATTTCTAATGAGCAAGTTAATGGATCTTTTTGCGCTAGCGGCCAAATAAACCAACGGCGAACACGCTGCCAAAAAGCCTGCATTCCTGTTTTAATAATGCGGGTTCTTGTGCTTCAGGACTGCTTGGTAATGTTTCGCCATCCATCCACCATGGTAGTGATAACGGCGGTAATTTAGGGCTTTTATCTGTCATTAGCGCACCCCTCGATTATGAATCATCAATTGATTAATTCGCGGAAGCTCAAGCCCATTTTGTAGGTCATTAAGGTGCCAACGCACACTTTGTAAATCAGGTAACAAAGAATGTAACTCACTACTGAGCAGTGAAAACACAAAGGTAGTTTGAGGTGCAGTTCGTGTGATAGATGCGTGACGGTCTGACTCTCGAAAGGCTGCACGAATACGCGACTCAATATCATTAATTAGTGTGCTGATGTCCTCAGCACTTAAATTACTGCTATGCCAAATATCTACTGATAAATCGACTGGCACAGATTGAATTGGCATTGCCAATAAATCATCACCATGACCGTGATGCCCTTGGGCATGTAGATAATCATTAATACGGTCAATCATGGTTTGGGGCGTTTCCCCTACGGCCATCATGACATGGCAATTCGCCGTGCCTGGCCCACGCGGGGCATTGTGTTCAAAGTAAAGTAAATCACTACGAATACCCGCAAAAGAGGCTATTGCCCCACGGTATACGGCATCAATATGGTAATGTCCTACACTGCCAAATTGGTCACGTATACGCAGAGCCAATTCTTCATCAGTTTCTTGATTAGCCCCTGTTGTGGTAATCCAATCGCCTTCATTGCTTACGCTCGCAATGCCGTCAATGGCAGTGCCCAATGTATGGTAATAACCCGACGCTAAATTATGCCCTTCTCCTGCCTCGGTTGCCTCACATGCCACCAATCCTTTAAGTGTGCCTGGCGCGATGATGGTATCTTGCAACACCCTTAACACATACCGTCCACCTAAGCGGCTATCACTGTGAATTTCCGTCCCTGCTTTTATGGTGATATCAGTATCAATAGCTTTTTTAGTAAAGGTGATATTGCCCTGTGTTTTCACTGCTGATTTACGCTTTAGGCCAACGTCCCAAGCTTTTAATTCTAGGTAAATATCGGTTGCTGTTGCCGCGAACATGGCGGGCAACACATGCTTGGCTAATAATGTTTTAACTAACCAAAGTATTGGCGTCACCACGCAAGCCGAAAACAGTTTCCAAAATGGACTCATGGCACTGTCATTACTAATAATTGAGTTGGCCGCCTGCACATCCTGCTCAAGTAATGTCGCCACCTCTTTTGATGTTGTTGGCACACCTTGTTTGGCTAATACCTTTTCAAAGTTAACGTGTGGGCGCGACATAACTCACCTCAGTTTTTAATTGGCCAAACTCATATGTGGTGGCGGTAATGGTGATGAGTTCTGCATGATTTGTGTCTAACTCAATTGAACCTGGTACCAACCGAGTATCAGTTTCAATTAGCAATTCCATTTCTGTATAAACATCACTACGCAAGGTTAAACTGCGCTGCGCTAATAGCTTTGACACTAGCCCTGATTCCATCAGTAAATGCTTTACGTCTTGCGCAATACTGGCACGTGAATCTGTTAATGACGCTGCGCCCCAACGTCGAGCGATAAACTGCCCTCTACAATCAATAAGTCGCGATACTTTTTATCAGTCATCCGGTCATCAACTCCTGCTGCTCTGCTAGCTCTGCAAGGCTGAAATGTTTGGGTGGATGATGAATATTTACATCGCCAAACCTCACTGTTTTTTGATGGCCTTGGTTTGCGACACGACTAGCTTGCGCACGGCTTGCCGCTTGTTTATCAAAACGAGGATGGATCACTTGGTTAACCGACTCATCCATACTCGGCTTTATATTCAATTCTTGATTAAGCACTTCAGGCGAATAAGGTGCTGGAATGTCACGCTTAACTTGTAACTGTTGAGTGATTGGCTCGACTGAATAGGCTGCGGGTTTAACTAACTCAAGTTGTTGCGCCATCGGACTTGGCTGATATTCAGGGACTGGCGAACGGTTCACGTTTAACGATTGTGTAAGAGGTTCAAGCGCATAAGGGGTAGGTTTAACTAGCTCAAGTTGCTGCGCCATCGGACTTGGTTGATATTCAGGGATTGGCGAACGGCTCACGTTTAAGGATTGCGTGAGGGGTTCAGGCGCATAAGGATTAGGCTTAACTAGCTCAAGCCGTTGCTGGGCAATATGGTTTTGTGAATGATTAAATGTATAGGGTGAAACGGGATCATTTGCCGCTTCAGGTAACCACGGCCCATTAATCACTTCCGCTTTTGTTTGCTGTGGCATCCACTGCGGTAGCGCCATTGGCTGCGCAATCCCATCAACTTTAGAAATGACATCAATCTCGAAACCTGGCAATAAATTCAGCTTATTGATGATCCAATTTATCGTATCTATGGCGCCATTTTTCAAATTAATCCATACCTGATTGAACCAGCCCATTAACTGTTGAAGCCACTGCCATTTAGACATCACAGCAACAAGGTCATCCCAGTAATAAATCAATGCACTCACAGCAGTAATGGCTAACGCAATGCCCGCCACTAATAAGCCTATAGGATTGGCATACATCGCAATATTTAGTGCCAACATCACGGCTCGTAAACTGGCTAATCCTGATGTAAGTAATGCATTAATGCCAGCCCAGGCCATAGCCGCAACACCATAGGTTGTCATAGCCATTTTGCCGAGGCCCATCATCACAGTAAATGCCCCACCGGCGGCAACTACCCCTAATAATGCAATGGCAGAATATCCTAAATATTTGGTTAAATTAGGAAAGGTATTAGCAAACCACAATACATCTTTCCCCATATCCGCAATTTTACTCACAAAGTCATTAAATGCCGGTAATACTGCCGTGCCTAATGCCGCACGAATGACATACCAAGATTGCGTTAATCGCTCGCTTTGGTCGGTCATTGAAGCGGCCATAATCTCCGCTTGTTGCATGCCTTTTACTTTGCCTAAGTCATCTATTGACCCCGCTAAACCATCAATATCACTCATTAATAGCTTAACTGTGGCTACGGCTTCACTTGAGCCAAATGCGGTGGCTAATGCATCACTTTCAGCCACATCAAACGTTTCACCAAATTTACCTTTAATGCGATTGAGAATATCCACCATCGGTAATAGGCTGCCGTTTGCATCAACAAAACTCAGATTTAACGCTTTCTGTGCTTTACCGACTCCGGCTAAGAACGCTTTATATTTGGTACCTGATTCACTGCCTGACATCGTAGCTTGCAAGGTACCAAGCACGGCCATTTGCTCACTCATGCTAATACCAGCACTATTTGCTTCAGCCCCTATTGCCGTAAATGCACCAGACATTTCAGCGCCTGTGGTTTTAAATGCTTGTACGGCACTGGCAGTCATCCCCGTCACTTGCTTTACCCAATTACCTTTGCCCATCGCCAACGCATCATTTTTAAAGATGCCATACATGGTGCCCATGTAATTGGTGATAGTAGCTGCATCTGCTTTAGTCGCTGTGGCTAATACATTTGATGCAAGGGTGAATTGTGAGAGGTCTGCATCATTAAGTCCGGCAATAGCTGATTGAATGTCATAACTTGAACGTACAAACTCAGTGGAAGATTTGCCGTATTTTAATGCATAGTCATATGAGGTATTGGCTAGCGTTTCTAACCCTGATTGACGTACACCTAGCGATTCAATTTCGCCTAGTGCTTTATCCATTTCAATGGCTGGCATTAATGCATTTTGAAGCGCATACCCTGACGCAGCAATACCACCAATGCCCGTTGCCATTTGCATGGTACCGGCTTGATAGTTCTCTGTTAATCCCGTTAAGTTTTTACTGATTTTGGCAATAGGCCGAGTAATTTGGTCAATTAGCCCCACAGTAAACATTAACGGTTTGGGTAAACTCATAATGTATTAAGCCTCGCTAAGTTGTATTGCCTGTAAACGCACGATTCACGCCATTGGCCGTTACAATTTCAAGGTGTTCTAAATGGCTTTTATGTAACCACAAAGCTCTTGCGATTGAGCGTTCGCTATCATCTTCATGGGGTAATAAATGCCGTCTTATCGCTAACATCTGTTCAAACTGGTTGTGTTCCATCGCATCAACCAGTGCAGTTATTTTTTTACTGTGATGTCCAATACTGGTGAAAACTCACCTTTTAACGCCCCTGCAATTTGTACTTCTGCACCTGGTGATTGTTCTAATAATGTCATCAAGGCTTCTTTTTGTTTGGTGTCTACCGTACGCGCTGCAAAATTATGAGAAGCGCCACATAACGAACCGCCACGGGCAATCGCATCAACGTAATCGGCATGATCATTCACGGTTAAATTGAATGAAAAATCTGTGTTAGCAATGCTCAATACAATGGTCTGTTTCATACGTCATCCTTATGGGTCATCAATATTTCTTTAATGTTGTTAAAGCCATCTTTCATTTGCCGTTCCATCCTGTCACCGAGGTACTTCACGTCATCTTTGGTGGCATATTTTTCAGCAACATGGGTACGATGCTCACTGAGTTCTTTGGCCGTTTTTTTATGGCTGTTAAACAATCCCACTAAAATGGGAATACAAACACTCAGCACTAGACTTGTTACCGCGACAGCTACCATTAACCAGTTGGCTACTACATTCATTTAGCCACCCCTTTTATTTTTTCAATGGTGCGTAAACTCGCTAATCCCAGCATGGCTAAGGTCAATTCCATCATCACGGTTAATGGCAATTCTGGCGTCCCTACATCAGGCCATATCCATTGCAGAATGGGGTTAATCACAAAGGCAAATAAAAAACCAATGCCACACACCCACATCAAGAATGGTCGAGCGCCTGCCACAAATACCGAACGATGTTGTGCTGCCATCGTATTGGCTAATGCCTGCATCAATAGCGGCTTTTGTTTTAACTCAACTAACTCGTTATCAAGTTGCTGACGTTCTTCATCTGAAGTGAACAACGCGTCCCCCGCTTTGCCAATAGCTTCAATGGGGTTACTACCAAACACTGTTGAAAACCAACCCATCATTCACTCCTTACACTCAAGTAATTTGCTTCACGTATGCGTCGCGTCGAATATCGGTCACCAAATTCACGTAACTCAGACTCCATCGCTGCCCAGTTTTGTGTCACAGCAAAGCCCCAAAAACGTGGGCATCGTTTGGCTAAGTCACCATATTGAAATGCTACTGATGCAATCACGGTTTGCGCTTGTTCGGGGAGCATACAAAAGAAGATTGCCGATGCTCGGTCATACCTTTTCTTTAATATCGCTAACATCTGATGCTTAACATTCAAATCAATCACTTCAGCTTCATCATGGGTGAGTTCAAGTGGAAAGCGACATAACGCATCAATGGCAGACTGTTTTTTTAAATGACAATAAGGCGCAAGCTTTTGCACTAACGGTTGCGGTAATAACTGGGTGAGTTCATCCACACTGCGCTGACCTAAATCAAATCCTGTGGCAATAGTCACACCTGACTGAGAATGCACCGCATCAGGAACATATCCATGTAATGCGGTGCCACCTTCAAGTACGGTGATAAATGCAAAATTAACCCGAGTCATCCGCATTGTGAGTCCTATTGCACAATGTGCTCTATTTCATCAGGGCGCAGATAAGGCACACCATCAATATGCACAAAGTCTGGACTGGTGACGTCAAAAGGAATTTTAAATAAGCTCGCATTGCCCCCTTTGCTATCAATATCGAGTAAATCACTGAGTTTGATCCGACATCCAAAGCACTCAACTTTGGTTTCGTCTTGTGATGTTTTGGCGTAAAACTGGATATCAAAGTTCTCCATCCCACGCCATGCACCCGCGGCTTTTGCCTGTTCACTCACAAGCTTAAAATTTGCGGCATTAACGGTTAGTTCACCACTGGCCGATACATCGCCATCAACGGCACCATCCGGCACACCCGCAGTCAGTGAAACAGCACTGTTATCGGTAATCGTGACCGATGCGCTGTCGACATGCACCATGGTGTCTCCCATGTGCACTCTAAAATTCATACCAGATAAACGCATCGATTCATCTCCTAATGTCATTAGTGTCGGTTACAGCGTACTGAGATCTAACATGATATTGACCGTGATAGATTTAGGGCTGTTATATGGACGAATAACCATTGCAATGGTGACGTGTGTTTTACTCATCCAAACAATGGCAATATCCCCTTCTTGTGGTGGCTTAATATCACCAGGGAACGGCACACCATTCACAGTCACGGTTTTACTCATGGCGCGTAATGGCTTCATAAAATAGGCTTTGTTAAGTTCGATACTGGCAGGGGTCGAATTAAGAATGCGGTTACCAATACGCAAAATCGCACGGACTCTGACTTCTCGACTGGCTTTGTGCACCACTCGCACATTTTCAATGACTTGATAATCACCGCCTTGTGCATCGAGTGTTGAGCCATCTCCCCAATAAATACCGGCTAAATCGGGATACCATTGCGGCACACTTAACCTCGCTTTTGCCAGCGTATGCAATGTGGCCAGTGATAACGGCATTTGCTGTTTATCTTTAGGCTGTATTCCTAACCCTGCCACTGCACCTGTAGCCACTCGCATAGGTGAATCAGCAATACTCACACTGCGATTACACAAACGTCCTGCAAGTACACCCACATTATTGCCATGTAATTGAGGGACTGGAACCACTAACGGCAACGCCAGTTCATCAACCAGTTCAATTATCTGACTTTCGTATTCGGTCCAGGTCTGATTATCAATACCGGGCAATGCCACTAATGCAGAACACCAACGCCCATGTGAACCTTGCAAACCTAAAACGTTGTCCGAAATCGCTTGAATAGCCTCTGCAGATTGCTGTACATCACACACCACCACAGACTCAAAACTCTGTACTTCATTTGCATAGGCGATTGCGGTATCAATGCTTTCACCCTCGGCCAATGGGTAAATGGCCGCTGTCCAGTTTTGCCCCGCGTTCAATTGCGCGGCAATCACTTGTTGACGCAATTCACTCTCGGCAAATAACGCTTCAATATCTGACTGTGCATTCACCGAAAACAACTGGCTTTGCTCATCATCATTACCGGCACGTCCCACAAACAAAAAGTGACGTTCAATGGCTTGCACTTCACCTTGCCCTTGGTTTTGATTGTTAATGGTCACTTCACCTAATGCCATGGGATTATCCTCTTATCTGACTTAACAGTGTGGCAATCTCAGCCTGCACATTCGCAGGTGCATCACCTAAATATGGTCGCGCCGGTACCGCAACAGACCAGCTTGATTGACTGCGTTTATTGCGCAATTTGCGTAAAATGAATCCGGCCTGGCCTTGTGAAAATCGCGTCATCAGCTCTTTAATACTGGCTTTACGATAACCATGCCCTTTTGCACGTTTGACGCGATACCCTTCAGTCGCAAGCGCCTTGGCTTGAGATCGGCTGCATGGTGCTTCGTAGTCGGGTTTGCCATGAATACGCGCCATATCTCTAGCTGACATTTGCTCACGTCCACCTGATTGCTGAAACGCAGCAATACGCCCTGTAAACGCTTTCTTGTGTTTGAGCTCTAACCGTTGCCCACTCATTACATAAGGCTCTAAGCCTTGCCCAAGTCGCTTTAGCATCTTTTGTTTTTTGCCATTGCTTCGCGGCGTGAATGATTGACCATCAACGGTCTTTTGCTGCCGAATACGTTTAAGCGCTTTAGCTCGCTGAGTACGGCCTAATTTTTTAAGTAACAACACTCGCTTGTTTGTCGGTAATGCCAATAGCTGTAATTGCTGCTTCATTGACAATGCTTGTTGTTTATTTGGGGCAATGACTAAGCTCATTCATCCCCCTTAATACTCACCTTGGTATCGAGTGTTTCTGCGACATAAATCGGAGATTGTTCCACTTGATAATGCTGGCCCTGGAACAACACACAACCGTGCTCGTTAGGCGTCACCTCGATGTCATCAACGAGTTCAACTTCAATTAATATTTGAGCGTGGTCTTTGCTGATCACTTCAATATCAAACTGAGGCGCGGTATCGGTTTGTGGTTGGGTATCTATCATGTAAGCCGCCACTAATGCGAACACGTTATAAGGGTTACACTTTCGATGTGGAAAACGCTCAATCGCAATCACTGCAGTATGCTGCCACTTCGCCAGTAAATAACCATTGGCGCCTTTATCTTCACCCGTAATATGCAACTCGCCATGCTCTTGCCAGGCATCTATATCATTAGCTTTAATCACAGTTGAAAGCTGGCTTAATAGGAAATCTGTTAGGCACTGTAATTGCGTCGTTGCTTGGCTCATAAGCTGTGCACCCCACAACGACCATGCCCCAATAACAAGCGCACGCCACGGTTACTTTGGGCTAATAAAATATCTTGTTGCTCATCATCTTGAGCCTTGTTATTGCCCGCTTCTTTCATATCAACTGCGGCAAAATATCCCAGTAAATCCGCATGGCTTCGCGCATACACAGCACCGCGATAGATACGCAGCTGCGGCTCATCAAATTGCACAGTGTCACCCACTAAAAAGGGCACGCTTTGGCGTAAACTAAATGCCATGATTTGTTGGCGAACTTCTTCACTTGAGCGCGCCAGCGAGTCAGCTAATGCCTGTTCACTGTATTGTTCAGGTATACGGCGCACGGCTCGAAACTCTGCCGTTGTAAGTGTCGGCCAGCCTGTTGCCACCGTAATGGCGATGTCGTTTTGTAATGGTGCTTCATATCCAAACGTCATGCTGTGCCTCTTAAAAAGATTCAGTGCAGTTACCATCACAGTGGTTATTAGCGGTCACCCGTTAATCACTCCGGTAATGCACTGGAGGGGTGGGAGCCTCTCTAGTGCTGCGCTTGATAATCGGCTAATGCCCGCAAGCGCATCGCTATTTTGTTCCTCATGGTTTTAACCTGTACCTTGTCGTGAATTAATGCGGCTTTTGCCAATAACTCATCAGCTTGTTCAAGTACGGTGGCATCACCACATTCGCTCGGTTTCACTTCGCCATGTAAATTGCGTAATAGTGATAACCCTGCCTGCTTGTAATACTTTGCTGTTATCTGTTCAGGTAAACGCCAATCGCGTCTGACCTTTTTAAATAACTGGCTAAAATAAGGTTCAATACTGTTGCCTGCTTCAGCCTGTTTTTCTGCCCAGTCATAAATGGTATCTGCCATAAAACTGGGCCAGTTGCGTTTAATTTTGCCTGCCATGGGTTGACCTAATTTAATGGCCGTCAGCCCCATCGCTATCCCTTCTTGGTAATTGCTCACATCAAACAACCACACCACGCTATAAGCAAAAATTTGATGGTCATATGCCGTCACTTCTTTCGTGTTAACCGCTTGCAAATACTCACGCACAATCGGCATCCATTTAGGCAATAACTCATCACGTTTATAACTCACCTTATCTTGCCGTCTTGGCATCGCCTTGAGCTTGGCTAAATCGGCTTCTAACTCAAGCAACTGCAAATGCAAACTTGGCGCGGTGTCTACGTTGCCCGTTAATCTGATTTTTTCGAGCTGCGTTTTGACTTTTTGCTGTTCTTTCCACGCGAGGATGAGCGCGCCGCCGGCTTTTTTGCTTCCGCTGCCGCCTCTTGAATTTCATCTGCAGCATCATTAATTTGTGCCGCAGCAAGGCTAATCGACTCAACATCTTGTGTTGATGGCTTAGCTTTGCCTTTGGCTTTCGCTATTGCTCGATGTCTAAAATCTGCAATCACACCCATATGGCCCCCTATTCCGCAATCGTCATTGCTGACTCATCAATCGCGGCATAGCTTTCAAATTCTTCAATGGCATAACCTTCCATACGCCAATACTTTTCTTCCCACTGTTTACGGTCATCAATATTTTCAGCTGAACGCTGACGGGTACCGCGCTGGGTATAGCAATGCAGGTTAGAAAGCGTGGTCACTACCATGCGTTTACTTGGGAAAAACGGCGGAGTATAGGCATGCATGCCACCAATGTTTTTATCCATCTTCATGGCGGCCACTTGTTCAGTAGGTTTATCTGCAGCATTCAACATATGTGTTTGTGAACTTGCGACTAAGTCACTCCCCACCAGAACAACAAGACGAGGGTCGGTTCTTAATGACTCATGGATAAGCGAGTTCTTTAACTCAACCGCCATGGCATCTAACGTTTTATAATCACCGCCACCATTAGGATCAAACACGATTGGACTTGTCACAATCTGCTCGGGTGCTATCTCTTTCACCAACTGATGCCAGCCTTTGTTGACATCTTCACCCATCGGAAATGCTTCAGGGTCGGTATCAACCGCCGCGCTGGTACCATTGAACCCAATACGTAAAATATCTAATGCAAAGCGTAATGTGGTGTTTTGGCTTAAACGGCGCATAAACTCATTGGTTGAACCAGAGTTAATCCACACTGATAACAGTTCCCAAGAGGTTTCAGAAACGGAATCAGTTTCAATAAGCTCATAGGTATTACCGTCAACACTTTGCTTTGAACTAAAACGGCCTTTTTTCTTACGACCAGTAGCAATCGCATTGCCACCAACACTCACCACTTGGCCTTTAATTTGGTCAACATCTTCAAGGGTGATGAGTTGTAAAAAGTGAACGGCATTTAATAACGCATTTTTTAAACGTGTTTCTTGCGGGCCTTGAATGGCAAACATCTTACTAACGTTGTCTACATCATAAGATTTAGCCAACGCTGTACTATATTGTTGAAGCCCAGTTCGTGTTGCTTGAGTGAGTTGCATAATCAGGCCCTTACACTAATGTCACGAAATCGCCATTACCTTCAGGTGTTGGCAATTGGTTGGGTTGTTCTTGTTGAAGCGTTGAAAACTTCTGGTTCAGTTCGCCCAACTGAGTGGCTAATGCCGATACTTGCTCAGTTAATTGAGCAAATTGTGCTGAATCGCTCGCATCATCAGAATCGGTTGCATCACCTTGTGGTGGCGTTGGCTGCACAGAGAATTGCTCAACTTTGCTATCTAACTCAGTTAAGTGCGTTGCAATGGCATCCACTTTTTCAATCAACGTGGTTAATTGTTCCATGGGAGGTTTGTCCTCTACTGGCTGTTGGGATTGACTAAAGAATTTTTCGAATAGCTGCATTAAGGCAGAAGAAGGCTCATTCACATCACTGTGATAACGCAAACTTAAAGGTTGCGGTGCACTATAAATTTGTTGGCTGTCAGCACTAAATTTCAAACGGTCTGTGCCTAAACTGGCGGGTTCATCGGTCACACCAAGCCCCGTTAAATAGGCTTTGCCTGTGCCGGCAAAATTAGGTTCAATCTCTATGGATGAATAGACCTTTTGATCCATTTCATTAGCGGCAATCAATTGTTGATTGGGGCAAAGCTTGGCAAATAACACTAATTTTTTATCATGTTCTTCACGTTTAACCGCAACAACATCACCCCAAGCGCCATACCAGCGACGGTGATCTGGCCAAATACGAGCGCCATACTTTAGCGGCTCGTAACTGTCAGCAATATCAATTAACCATTGTCGTTGAATGGGTACATTTCTGAATGTTTCCCCTTCTGTTGCAACGCGTATCCAATCTGTTGTCAGTTGACTCATGCCGTGTCTCAATTAACTCGATATGACATCAGCCTAGTGACTTTTTTCACCTTTCGCAGTAAGCACAACTCGCCCCTATTCGGAAACAACAACGAATCAGAATTAATCATAATTTCAGTAGGTTAAACCCTATATGCAAATGACTACACTGGCACAAATGAAGATGATTAATCGACGATATGGCGTATAGCATTGAGCTACGTGAAGCCGCTAAACGGCTTTATATCAAACGCTTTACGCCTGAAGAAATTAGGCTTGAATTAGCGCTACCATCAACACGGCCTATTTATTACTGGGCTGATAAATATGGCTGGCGCGATATGCTGCGCGAAGAAGAAGTTGATGAAGCGATTGCCCGCCGCATTGTCATGCTGACCGACATTGCTGATAAAACCGGTAATCAAATTAAAGAGCTCGACATGCTGATTGAAAAGCATGTCAAACTCAAAAAGCAGCGACAACAATCAAGCTGTGCCACCCCAAATACGCCTACCAATACAGAACATCTGTCCACTAAGAAAAAGGGGCGTAAACGTAAAAATGATGTGTCCCATCTTAGTGCTGAAGATTTTAGTGCCTGGCATGAGTCCTTGTTTGAATACCAACAAACCATGCACGCTAATTTGCATCAGCGTATTAGAAACATCCTCAAAAGCCGGCAGATTGGTGCCACTTATTACTTTGCAGGCGAAGCCTTTGAACAAGCGGTATTAACAGGCGAACCGCAAATATTCTTGTCAGCGTCACGCGCTCAGGCAGAAGTATTCCGCAGTTATATTATTGCGATTAGTCAGCAATTTTTTGAGGTCGAATTAAGCGGTAACCCTATTGTATTGAATACAGCTCATGGCGCTGCTGAGTTACGTTTTCTCAGCACTAACAGTAAAACAGCACAGTCATATCATGGTCATGTTTATATTGATGAGTACTTTTGGATCGCTAAATTTGATGTACTCAATAAAATTGCTTCGGCCATGGCAACCCATAAACATTGGCGTAAAACCTACTTTTCTACCCCATCGAGTAAAGAGCATTCTGCTTATGGATTTTGGACAGGGGATCACTGGCGCAAAGGTAAAGCAAACCGCGAACATGTGCCGTTTCCGAGTCAAGACGAATTACGTGATGGCGGCCGTTTATGCCTGATAAACAGTGGCGTTATGTGGTGACGATTGAAGATGCCATCGCCGGTGGCTGTAAGCTATTCGACATTAACGAACTGCGCGATGAATACAATGGTGATGATTTTAATAACCTGTTTATGTGCATCTTTGTTGATGGCAATGATTGCGTCTTTAAGTTCTCAGACTTAGAAAAATGCGGTATTGACCAACACAGCTGGCGAGACTTCAAACCTAAACAAAGTCGACCTTTTGCGAATGCTGAAGTCTGGCTCGGTTATGATCCAAGCCGTACCCGCGACAATGCCACGTTAGTGGTTATCGCCCCGCCAATTCAAGCAGGGCACCCATTTAGAGTATTAGAAAAACACCACTGGCGCGGCCTCAACTTTCAACATCATGTAGCCGAGATCCAAAAAATATTCAGTAAGTATCGCGTCACTTATATTGGCGTTGATACCACCGGCATTGGTGCAGGCGTATTTGATTTAATCAACACCCTTTACCCACGTGAAGCCCGCGCCATTCATTACAGTGTCAGCAGTAAAACGCGCTTAGTCCTCAAAATGATTGATGTGGTTGAGTCACGCCGCATTTTATGGGACGTCAGCCACAAAGATATCGCATCCAGCTTTTTAGCGATTCGCCGTTCAAGTACCGCCAATGGCGACAACATTACGTTTAAAGCAGGACGTGACCAAACAACAGGCCATGCCGATGTATTTTTTGCCATCGCCCATGCCGTCATTAACGAACCCATTAACCATGCACAACGGGGAACATCAACATGGGCGCTCGCAAGTTAAAGCAGCAACAAAAATCACCGGTCGTATTTTCGTTACCTGAACCCGTTATGCCGCAATCTTGGTTAACAGATTATGACGGCCTCTACTTTAATGAGTTTCAGCAGTATTGGGAGCCACCTATTGATCGCCATTTATTGGCTAATTTACCTCGCCGAAACGCACAACATGGCGGCATCGTCAAAAGCCGCGCCAATATGGCCGTTGCCCGTTTTATAAAAGGTGGCATGAGTGCGCAAGAGGTCAAAGCCACTTTTTATAACTATATTTTGTTTGGTGATGTCGCCCTACTCAAAGTGCGCAATGGTTTTGGTCAAGTCATCCGTTTATATCCGTTACCCAGTTATCGCACCCGCGCAACTCGTCATCAAGGGGCTGTGGTATTAGAACGAGATAACCAATTCAAACACTACCAAGCTCACGATGTCATATGGATAAAACAGTATGATCCACTACAACAGGTTTATGGTTGCCCTGATTATTTAGGTGGACTGCAAGCCGCATTGCTCAATGAAGATGCGACCTTATTTCGCCGCAAGTACTATATTAATGGCGCTCACATGGGGTTTATTATGTATACCTCGGATCCAAATTTAGACATTGAAACCGAACAAGAACTCAAACAAAAAATTCAAGACTCTAAGGGCGTGGGTAACTTTCGCTCGTTATTCGTCAACATTCCTGACGGCAAAGACAAAGGCATTCAAATCATCCCCGTCGGAAATTTTGAATCAAAAGATGAGTTCTTAAATGTCAAAAATGTGTCTGCCCAGGATGTATTAACCGCCCATTGTTTCCCGCCTGGGCTCGCAGGCATTATCCCCGTCAATACCAGTGGTTTAGGCAATCCGACCGCTTACGATGAAGTGTATTATAAGAATGAAACCAAGCCACTCATCTTAGACATACAAGATGCAGTGGCAAGGGATAATGAGGTACGAGATAAGCTATTGCTGAGGTTTGATGTTTAGCGTAGATATTAAAAAACCGCCTTAATCCGGCGGTTTTATTTGAGCTCGTTTATTTAACCTAAAATTGGTGGTTCCATATCTCGAACACTTAACAATTTATAGCACTTCATATGCAGCCTCATTTACAACGATTAAACCCAAATTAAAATTACTAATTAAATAGTCTCTACGAGTCAACTTATACTAGTTATCACATCTTACCGCAACATTGGTAAACAAAATATTTACATTTACTCAACCTTGCTTGGGTAAATCTACATTATGCTTCTTCAAAAAGCTAATGAATTCCGGTTTATCTAGCAATGCTTTGAGATCACAGTCACAATCCTTGATTATTGCTTGTTTAACATCACTTCCTCCATGAAGTATAGCTAATTCAAGGTTTTCTATAATCTCTTTTATATTTTTATCTAATAAAGTCATATAACAAGCTTTATTAAAAAAGTATATTCCATTTGGCTTATCTAAGCTCCCGATTGCTGCATTGATAGCCTCTAAAGCCTTTTCAATACGTCCGACTCTTTTTAAGCAAAAAGCTTTTCTACATAAAGAATTAGAATCTTTTGGGTTATATTCTAGATATTGATTCATTAATATTAACGCCTCTTCAAACTCATGCTTAATCATATGCATGGAACCTTGAAGCTTTAATTGCTCAATATGAATCTCATAGGTTTTTGTCGTAGCTTCTTCTGCCTTTTGCTCAGCTTGTGTAGCTTTTCTATTAGCATCTTTAATTAATTGGTCGGAAATTGATGTCGCAAAACGTTGAGCAACAAATGCTGCAGCACTACATATCCCTAAGAAAACATAAAATTGTTTATGGGTATTTGAAATTTCATCTAACAACCCACTACCAATCATTTGTAAAAAAAGCGGCACCATAAATGTCGCTAGAATACCTGTAATAATATGCTTGCAACATATTCTCGAAAAAAGCTTACTAGTATTATCAAAGGTTAACCAAGAAAGTACTCCCCCCAACAAGCCTAAAATAAGCATCATAAAAAAAGGAGCATGAACCCACATAGCTATTGATGAGCCATCAACAGCTTTAGCTTCAGGAGTTGTTATTGAAAATAAAGCTACTTCAGCATTTGGGTTTGTAAACAAAATAGTCAAAATTGCAATAGAGACTACTGCAAAAATAACTGCAGCAATAGTCGTAATTATTTGAGA